TCACAGTTTTATTGATCGCTGCAGGTTGTCTATAAGTTTCTTCTTGGTTTTAGACATAATGTGTACATAGGTGTCATAAGTAAAGCTCGATTTTGCATGTCCAAGTCTTTCGGATATCTCTTTAATATCATGTCCGAAATAAAGCATTAGGGAGGCGTGTACGTGTCTTAAATCATGGAAGGTTATCTTAGGAACCCCAGCCTTCTTCATTAGCTTAGCTTGCTTTCTAAGAACGTTTCTTGCGTTGATTGGATTACCAAGCTCTGTGCATATTACTAAGTCTTGATCTTGGTAATCGTCCCCGAACTTTTCTTTTTCGCTCTCAATGATCTTTTTTTGTTGTCTAAATTGATCTGCCAATGATTCACTGAATTCAATAGTCCGTCTACTTTTCTTAGTCTTAGTATCATCGAGAATTTCTTTACCATCATGGGACAATGTTTGTTCAACATAAAGAAGATTGTCTTCTAGGTCGACATCTTTCCAGGTAAGCCCCAGTATTTCACCCTGGCGCATTCCACAGATAATAGCAATAGCATAAGCCAAGTGATATCTGTTTTGTTCATCCTCTTTAGATGTTTCTAGGAATTGATTAGCTTGTTCTAAATCCCAAACATCAATTCTCTTTCGTTTGGGTTCTTTAGGGAGTATTGCTTTTTTGGCTACATTGGTTTTGATCAGCTTATTATCTACTCCATAATCAAGTGCTGCACTGACAATTTCATGACTTCTTTTTATGGTTTTGTAGGCATAGCCAATTTTCCCTTTACCTCTATCTTTTGTATAGAGAGCATGAATAAAATTATTGATGTGCTCTGTTTTAAGATTGGCCAGTAAAATGTCTCCTATATAGGGATAGATGTAATTCTTTAAGCTGTTTTTATAAAGTGTTACAGTCTGAGATCCAATATTGATTGATTTAACTTCTAACCATCTCTCTAAATAGTCCTTAACAGTTATTTTAGGGGTTTGAATATACATCCCTTTGTTAATAGCAGATTCGACTTCGGCAATGAATTCTTTAGCATCTTTCTTCTTATCGAATCCTCTTTTCTTTTTTTGATGGCGTTCACCGTTCTCATCATATACATCGTAAGCCACAAAATATTTTTGTTTCCCTTTACTTGTTTTGTAAGGGTGTATTGATGCCATTAATCGTCCTCCTTAATATCTTTGTATTGCTCAAGAAATTTTAAGCTCTTTTCTCTCAAGTTTTCCAAAATCTTTTTTCTGATTTCTTTTTTATTGTCGTCTATGAACTCCATTAAAGTGTTAACGACGACGTCGGTTTCATAGAGATAAGATCTTTCAAGAGAATCCAGTTCCTCATCTGAACGAGATTCAGCATTAACAAAAGTTCTGAGTTGAATGGCAACTGAAGTAGATTTAGTTACATCCCACATATCTCTGCTCGCAACTAAGATTCTCTCATTTTCTTCGTCATCTACATTCGACGGCTCAATATTTAAAAATTCAGCGATGTCGGGAGGCAAATCAATACCGCACATCTCAATTATTGATTTCACTGTTTGTAAACTGTTTTTTCTTTGTCCAAACTTTCCGTTTTCAATGTTGGATACAGTCCCTTGACTAACTCCTACAAATAGAGCAAAGTCTGCTGAGGACATTTTCTCTTTTAATCTGTAGTTTCTAATTAATTTTCCAATCCGTTCATTCTCGGTCATTTTTATACCCTCCAAGATCATTAACAATACAATTAATAATAGCACAATTAGATAAGATTAAAAACAAATACAAAATTGATTAAATAATTAATGATTTATTGTTGACTAATTAAATGAATGAAAGTATACTTTAATTAATCCCAAACGACAGGGGAGGATAAATAAGTAACAGAAAGGGGGAACCAGATGTACGAGGACATCATGAGTAAACCGGCACTTGACGTTGAAGACGTGCAGAACTGGCTGGGCATTGGACGTGATCAGGCATACGCACTTTGTAAAAGTGGAAAGTTCCACACAGTAAAGATCGGTAGACGTATTAAAATCCCAACGAACGGATTTATGCGTTGGTTCAACGGTCAGTAAGTCTAATAGATTCATATTACATAACAGCAACACCGCAATACATAACTTGTTCCATAAAACTGGAGGATGAACTATAATGAGATCATATGTTCTATATGAACTAAAAGAGATCCTATATTCAGATTCGGGTTAGTGGTGACATCGCCACTGTCTGTTGCTCTGAATTAGTGACACACCACAGGGGGTTATTCGGATGATAGCAAAAGAGAGAGAAGCTAAGAAACCAAAAGTAGATGCAAAGGTACGTCTTGAAATGTCAGATATTAATGAACAGTATGAACTGACTGACACATTAATTAATCAATTAATCAATAGTACCTGTTCGATTGAACGTGAATGGGCAGCAATGTATCAGATTAAACGTAAGCAAGACAGAGGCGAAATAAACGCACATCAGGCGCTTAAAGCAATTGGGAAGCTTGATCCCAAGTCTCAAGAAATGCGTGTATTCACTTACATAATTCCGTTGTATTACTACCTTAGAATGGCTGAATACTCAAACCTTGCGGAAATGTCGACAGTTGTTGATCTTGATTTTATTGAAAACAATGAACAGATTAAAAGCTCCTTTTATAACCGTCTGATGGCTTTGTTGGGCGCTTCGGCATTCAGTCAGAATAATATGACTCAAGCTCGTTTTTATTGCTCATACGGCATTAATGTAACGAATATTGATAGGCTTGTCGCTTATAGCTATCTAACTTTGGGAAATACTTATTTGCTTGATGATTATGAAAAAGCAAAAGAAAATTACCTGGCCGGTTTAAAACATACTGAGAATAACCCCTTGGCAAAATTACAGTTAACTAGAAGCCTTTGCTTCTTAGAAAACCATTGGAATCAAGAGAACTTTTGGTTAAACCCTGATTCAAATGAAGTTACAGATATCCAAGAAATTGCACACTATCACATCAAGAAAAACAACTTGCAACAGGCTAAAGAAATATTGGAGAACTTAGAGCAGCAACCGAATATTCATAATGACTTTGGCATTCACTTTTATCTAAAGGGACTAGCTTATGAAGATAAGAGATTCTTTTATGAGTCTATAAAACACTTTAAGCTGTCCGGCGATCTATACAGCGTGCGATTGCCTTTAGATAAATTAAGGGAAATGGGTGAGGACGAGCAGATTTTAGATTTACTTGCACTCTAAAACGGACGACGTCGTCCGTTACCACTTGAAAGGAGGTGAACATAATATGAAAAAAGTATTTATCGGTCTTACTATCGTAGCTTCATTGGCTGTTGGTTTCGTTGCAGGTCAACAAACTACAATTCACAACGCCGCATCAGGGGAAGAAACATTCCATGTGGCAGGTTTTGGACGTGGTGCGTAAGCGTTACATATCCATTTGAAGGGGTGAACGATTCGTTCACTCCTTCTCATTACATACTTAAAGGATAAAAATAAAATAAGTGGAGTGATAAAAGTGGGAACAGCAATAAAAGAAATCTATACAACAGAAGATATTCTGAAAAAGTTTATTGAGAAATATGATTTAAACGATCAAATTATTGAATTTATGAATGAAATCCAAGAAACAACTAAAACAGATTATGACGATTACCCTGCTGTATGGGATATGATCTCTGACTTAGAGACAGAGAAATACAGAAAATTATTGCAGAATAGATAATCATAGAAACCGACTCGTTCAATTGGATGAGTCTTTTTTAAAAGGAGAAGGAAAAGTGGATAACTTACTTAAAGTCATGTTAATAACAGTCTCAGTTCTGCCTGCCTTCATAGTAGCAGACACGATTTTGGTTAATATATGTCATGCTGCTTACTATCATCCTTTATTAATCGTAGGATTGATTTTAACTTGTTATCTGTCTTATAAGTGGTGGGCAAATGATAAGGAGAAGGCAAATGTATAGGGACAGACCTATTGTATCAGGAGAGGATGCTAAACGGTTTCTGAACAATGTTAGACGTGTTAATGAGAAGATTGCACGTAGACGCAAAATAAGGGAGATTAATCGAATGAGAAGGACAGGGAGATAATTCCCCGTCCTCTTTTTATTTATTTGTTCTTGTTGTCAATTGTGGCTTTGAATACTGATGTACCACATATCCAGCATACATAATCGCCTGTTTTACTACCGTTGTGGTACTCATCTACCCATGCGTGATCACAAGGTTGGTCACCTTTCTTTTTCCAAGCTTCACGTAATTTAATACCTTCATACATTTCCATTTACAATACCTCCATTTTGTATTAAGACATATTTATTTGCTTACAATTATAGATTCTTGCCGGCGAGACATTGTAACAAATCACCTTTTTGAAAAAATTTATTCGGATTGATGGCTGCTGTGAAAACAAAAGCAATAAACGGTTTCTGAAACCATTGGTATTACTGGCTTTTTAGGGTGTCTCTCGTAGAACAAAAGAGGTAAATAATTTAATAAATAAAATAAGATGATTAGAGTGAATGATGCAGTCAAAACTGTGATGGGAATTAACCCTTATTGCAAATAAAGCAATAAATCATAAAAAAAGTCAACTGTCCCAAGGGTTTGAGGGGTGTGTCTCTCAAAGGGGAAGAGGGGTAATAATTAAATAAAAAAGATAGATCATCTGATCGTCTGTGAAGGGTTTGGGATGGTGCAGACAAAAAACGATTAAGACAGCGTAGCTGGGTTAAGCGTTTGTCAGCATCCCAAGGTCTTCACCTATCTCCGTAAATGAGATGTTAAAGTACCTCATCTACACATGGGTAATAGAACAAACCTCTTAAACTTAAAAAATAAGCCAGTCATATCAAGGGTTTTAGAGCCTAAGTCTTAAGGAGAACCAGAAAAATAATTTATAAACAGTTATAGATATACGTCCGTAAAGAAGAGCGCTTTACGTCCGGTTTGTCCAGCAAGCTGTCCTGCACGATGGTTAATGTTTTTAATTTACTTGATATTAATGTCAATGATATCTATATAGCTCCAGAATTGTTTCTGTGGGGTTTTATCTAATTGGATACCTAATACACCCGAAACGTATTTAAGACTCTCAGAAGCGATAATATGGTGTCTGAATGGGGTGATGCGTGTCATTGAGTTCTTTAACAGTCTAAATGTAAAACCATACGAAATGGGGATACACTTAATAAGTATTAAACTATTAATATATATTTAATAAATAAAATAATAAATATATACTCTTATTGTGTATATCCCCAAATGATATGGTTTTACATTTAAGACAAGACTTTACCATTTAGAAAAACGCTGAAATTGTTGACTGGTAAGGGTTTTGAAGCCTGTTATTTATTTTCTAGTTATGGTACAGAGGAAAACAGCACGTCATTTATCAGAGTGGATAACGAGAATGACGAAATAGAAACAGCTCTCACGCCTTACGTGGTGCGGTGTACAGCGATTTTAACCGAAAAAATTTCAACAAAAAAAGTATCTCTAGCCCTTGGTACATCTGACCTCATGGCTATTTTAGAGATAATCGCCTTAAGGGAAATAGATTCTGCTACCTAAATAGAAAGTGTCCTGAGCCTTACTCTCCCAACAGGTGTAGCAGATTTACCGGAAAAAGATGAGCTGCAAAAGAGCCGTGAACCATTGTCACATATAGGCTCGTGGGTGATTTCGAGATAATTGTCATAAGGGAATGAATAAGAATAGCAACAAAATATACAATAAATGGATTTAATGGGAAATGAAAAATCGAAGGAAGACAAATAGAAACTGCCTTCGTCCTTACTCCGCCAACGGGTACAGCGATTTTGCCGAAAAAATATTGCTGGAAAAAGTGCCCTGAGCCCTTGCCCCGTAAGGGCTGAAGGGGGTTCGGGAGATAATCGCCATAAGGGAGAGAAATGAATGTAACGGTAATAAAAGTTCCTTGAACCCAGTCACATCAATGGATTCGGCGATTTCATCGGAAAAAGTTCAACAAAAAAAGTGCCTTGAACCCTTGATATGACTGGTCTGAAAGCCTCTTTATAGTTAATCGTCATAAGGGAATAACAAGAGAAAACAACTGGTAGCGAAATAGAAAGTGCTGTCAGCCTTACTCTCCCAAGGGATAGAGAAGATTTACCGAATTTTGTAGTTATGAAAAGGTAGCTTGAAGCCGTGCTGTGACTGGGCTCAACCGTGTTTCAGAGATAAACGTCATAAGGGAAAGCTTAAGGGAGGTCGAAAGCTTAATTTACACATGAAGGGTTACTATGACCTCCAGATCAAATACATTTCTCCTTTTATTCTCCAGCGTATTGGTCAATAGATCGGTACGCTATCTCCCTTAAGCTTTTCAATTGGGTAGTTGCAGACCGCCAAAGGTGTTCAGGTGCACATGAGCATTGGAGGAAAGGAACGTTTCACCGGGGAGGTTAATCCTTTAAACAGTCTTAAACCCGGTGGTTTATTCTAACTTTAAGCATACTTACGCCATTTTTAATTTTGATTATAACTTAAGATGATCAAATCAACAATTTTAATCTGCATTGACTCATTAATTTTTAATGGGTGAATGGAAATTGGAACTCTTCAGTCTGTAAAGTGGCAGACGAGAATCAAACAGAGTAACAGAGAATTTTGCAGGGGTGAGATGCCCTGTACCGCATGTTCAAAAGAGTATGCGCTTGGCAAACAGTTATGCCTTCATAGTTAGTTGAGATGATGTAAGAGGATGAGCCCGCCTATTAAGGTTGAAGGGCTTTTTCTGCTTGCACGCCCAAATAATATTATTGGAGGAAAACAAATTTGAATCACATTGAACAAATTTTTAACTTTGAGGGACAGGAAGTAAGAACAGTTAGTGTTAAAGGTGATGTATATTTTGTTGCTAAGGATGTATGCGATGCATTAGAGATTAGTAATAGCCGTCATGCACTGACACGCCTTGATGAAGATGAGAGTATGTCGTTTGAAATGACACACCCACAATCGCCCTCAAAAACAATTCTCATGCAAGTTGTAAACGAGTCAGGACTATACGAATTAATCTTTTCGAGTCGTAAAAAGACAGCGAAGGATTTCAAACGATGGGTTAAGCGTGATGTGCTGCCTTCAATTAGAAAGAATAAAGTCTATATTGATCCTACAGCTACAGATCAGGAAATTGACAATGCTGTAAGATTCGCAACCCCACAGAAGAGAAGAAACCTTTTAATGTCAGCAACTATTGATGGAGAAAACAGTGTATTTGCTGTGTATGGAGCTATTAAAGAGTACATTAGTAAATGGACTGCTGAAGATAAGATTAAGGCTTTAAACCATGTAGAACGCACATTATTAGATAAAAAGGATACATACGGAAGCGATATTGCATTTGTACATAAGATTGAAGAATTATTACGTCATGTGGCCAAGGATTTAGACAAAATCAAAAACTGGAAGAATGGTGCTGAGAAGCGTGAGCTAGGTAAAGAAAACAAGCAGCTTCAAGACCAAGTAAGCGAACTTTTACATATTGGAAACTTTAAAGAAGTTCATCTTACATTTAAACAGTGAGGGAGAATGAACCTATGAATGATACTCTTGAAGAACTGAATGAAGATTTACGGAACGCAAGAACATCACTACTCTTCATTAACGGACGGTTGAGTGAACTTGATTATTATGTTAATCGACGGATGGAAGTGCTAGACGAGATTAAGGAGTTAGAACGCCTAATAAAAAAGCACGGTGATACATAATGTTTAAATCGTTGTATGAATCGCTTGATGGTGTATCTAGGGATAGTGTTCAGTTATTTAGGGAGTATCTAATCAAAAATGAGCAACTAGGTGATTTTGAGAAGTTTATGTTAAGCAAAAAAGATACGAAGAATGTAAATCTCTATCTCTACATGAAAAATATATGGAGGATGTTTGACAATGAATAGGTTAATTGCTGAATCTCTTGCTTGTCTTATTATAGCTGCATTGTTCTTTATGTGTGGTTTCTTATTAGGAGGAGAAAGACTTGGGATGTTCTATGCCTTTCTTTCATTAATCTCTTCTATGGGCTATTGGCGAGGTATGCGTGAAGGTGAGAAGAATGAACAACAATGTTAAATGCCTAAAAAAGCAGCAAAAGGAGTTTCTACTGCTTTTGAAGGTTATTGATAAAAGTTAAAAGTGTGTTGTAAACATGGTATATGAAGTCCTTTTTTAAAATAATTTTCAGTTTAGACTCATTGGAAGTTTCAGTGAATTCAACACCTGGAGGAGTAGCTTCTGTTTTTTCAAAATCTTTAACATTTTCATCATTAAAATAGCCATCTTCATGAACAAGTTTGTTTCTCAAAGTACTGAATGTTTTTATTTGTTGCCATTCTTTAGTCTTAAAAGGCTCGTCTATATTAGGTGCAACTTTCCTTAAAAAATTTTTTGCTCTAGTTATACCACTCCCATTGAAATCATAAACGGTTATTTTTGTTCCAAGCTTATTTGAATGTGCATTGCAGTAGTGGTTTAAACCATTTTCAAAAGCGAAATACATTTGCAGAAAAGCTGATATTCTTATTAACTGAGGGAATAACTCAACTTTATAGTTTAATTCTTCAGCATAAATATCATAAAGTTCTTCTTTTTCGTCTGGCTCTAAATTTCTAGACTTTTCTTCAAGGAAGGTGTCATGTGTTAAAATTTCATCATTATTATAAAGTTCTTGCTGATCATAAAGTTTTTTAATTGGATGCAAATCTAATTTTAATATTTCCAAAGTTATTAAACCCAAAAACATTTAAATTCTCCTATATCTTGAGACTTATTCCACATTATACAACGGATAAGCTTGGATGTCCAAGAAGCATACAAAGAGAGGGTACATTAGTATCCTCTTTTGAATAAAAAAACATACATAACAGTAGTGGTTAACCCGCCTAATTGGTACTCGATCCCAATCTATTCCCTTTAAAAGTCCATCCTGTTACAATTTAAGTAATAACAGTATAGGGGGATAATTATGAAAAGTTTCAGTAAAATGGTCATTAATAATGGGAATGTAGTTAATGGTGAAGGTTATTATGAGAGGTACGATGATGAATTAATTATTAAAGCTGATTCAGGCAATATAGAACAAACATTTGACTCTTTGTTTGAACAGAAGGTAATTATCACTAGTATTAAGTTTGAAGACACAAATGGGGCATCAGGTGCTTTTAATGGCCCTTACTTAATACGTCGTATTAGTGATAATGAAATCACATTACAAAAATAAATTAGCAAACTGGGAAGATGCCATTTGGTATCTTCTTTTTTATTTTAGGGGGAGATTGAGTGGATAATGAAAAGCATGAAGGCTCTAAAATCACCTTTTAAACTTATCTTAGTTTTATTGTTTTTCTTAAACAATAAGAAGAAATACATTTCATTCCGTCAAATCGCAAATGGGAAGCACTTTTATGAATGGCAATGGACGCTGCTAGACAAAATTTATCGTGTGCAAAAAGGGGGAGAAGTGAGTGGTAAGAACAAAACGAACTCCAAGATACCATACTAAAAGTAAGCCAAAGACATTATTTGAGCAAGCTGAGATGATGCTGCAAAACATTAAATGGATTAATAGTCAATATGAAAAAAAGGGAGAGAAAAAGTGAATGAATAAGTACGCTGTGTTTTACGATTATTGCGATCCGTTCATACTGTTCTTTGATACTGAAGAAGAAGCTTCAAAAGAATTTGAAAACCGGATTGAAGAAGACGATGAAGACAGTGGGATCGGTGTATATATGGCAAAAGTGATTAAAGTGCATAATGAAAGGGATGAAGATGAATGAACGGGGAATTTGTTTTAGGTAAGGTATTTCCTATTTTTGCAACCACTTATAGAGATGGTGAAATTGATAAAACATTTATTACTGGATATGAGATTGAATACTCAACAATGTCATTAAAGGATAATGATAAGCCTGATTTTAAAGTTGATGGACATATACCTTTTCCAGCTTCAATGCTTGGTAAAACCTATAAGGAAACAGTAAAGAATGTGACAGCAATGTTGAATGCTAATAAACAACAATACGCATATGAAGTTTTCGGCATGGAGATTTAATGCCTCTTAAACGCTGTAATGCTCCTGGATGCCGATCTCTGATTGATTGGTCATTGTCTTATTGTGATAAGCATAAAGGACATTCAGACAAGGAATACAATAAGAATGTACGGTACAACAAAGATAATACAGAGTTGTATTCCTATTATCAGAGTAAGGAATGGAGATTGCTCAGGGAAGAGAAGAAACGTGAATCAAACTATAGATGTGCTATGTGTGCAGCAGAAGGCAAAAGGAATTTAAGTGAGAGATTAGTTGTTCATCATAAGTACAAAGAGTTAAGGGATATACTACATAACTATGAAGCTAGGGTTGATTTGAATAACCTTGAAGTATTATGTCAGACACATCATAACCAGATTACATTCGGAGAAGGGGAATAAGTATTGACTAAGTATAGAAAGAAACCTATTGATGTTGAAGCGTTTCAGTTTGGATATGAGCCTATTCCAAAATGGTTTAAGGATGTATGTAAATTATTTGGATATACCACATATTCTGATGAGCAATACATTGATACTCTTTTAATCCATTATCCAAAAAATAGTGTGAAGATATATAGAGGTGAGTATGTTATTAAAGGAATTGAAGGTGAAGTGTATTCATGTAAGCCTGATATCTTCAAGAAAACTTATGATGTAGTGGAGGGGAATAAGTAATGGGATATGCTACAAGGCCGACTGTTAAAGCTCCGAAGGTTCCTAAAAAAGAACCTGTGAATCCAAGTGAAGTTGTTAATCTTATGCAAAGAGGACTACTTACAGTAAACGAAGTTAGAAAGTATCATGGTCTTTCATCAATTGATGGTGGAGATTCAGTATTGTTTAATGGGAGGAACACGGGGGGAACAATAAATGTTAGTTGAGTATCAAGGTTTAATGGTAAGTAAAGAGAAGGCAGAATTATTTAAACGGTTACGTATCAAGTTTAATTTAGATGCTAAATCGGATCTTGGATATATGCCGTGGCTTTGGGATGGAGTAGAATATTACGGTTTGGAATCCATTGATCCATATAGCACAGGGGTAACATTTATTAGGTATGATAAGAGCTATTTAAAAAGCGTCTCTTTTGAGAAGATGTTAAACGATAAGGTTAAAGATGAATCTGTTCGTGAAGAGATATTGGAGAAGGTTAGAGAAGAAGAACAACCTCTATTGCAAATTAAATTAGATGATATGACATCTATTCCAGAAGTATATTATAAAGGTGAAAAGATTACAGAAAGAGTGAAGGTTTCATTTGATTGGGAAACTGCCACATATTATGATGAGAGCAAAGCAAATATTTTAATTAAACGTGGGGTTAAAGATAGTCTTGGACAACCAACTGTTGAAACCATTGAGACTAAAAAACAAGGAAAAATTATAACAACTTTGGTTTATTAAGTCCCCCCGACTTATAACGGGGTAGTATTGAACAAATTTGTACATCGGCGTCCCCTTTTCTTTATAAAAATTGTTAGATTGGAAAATTGAAATTTGCTTTTTTAGGCTCAATTTAAACTCAATAATGATTAAAACGAAAGTTGTCAGATCCTTTATTCCATATGGATTTATCGGCAGCTTATTTTTTATGGAATCAATTCTTTAATTAACTAAAGTATTTGTTTTCAAAATTAGACGAAAGGAGGTGGCTGCACTGGCGAGAAGGAAACAGATGACTGATACTCTCAAAGGACAGATTACCAATGAACAAAAAGAAGCAAGGAAAGAGAATGAGGAAAAGCTGAAGGATTTTGAACCATTGCATGCAAAGCCACCACACTGGCTGTCTACAATGGGTAAGAATGAATGGACTAGATTGTATCCTTATTTGATAGAAGCACTGCCTGTAAGTGAGCTTGATAGGACATTATTAGCTATGTATTGTAATAGTTTTGCTCAATATCGAGAAGCGTTAAAGGATATTGCTCAGAATGGTCAGATTATGTTTGAACTGAACAGTCAAGGTGTTGAAGTGAAAAAGAAAAATCCATCAGTTGAAATCATGAATGCAATGTCAAAAGAAATACGAGGTATTGCTGGACAAATGGGTTTATCATTGGATTCAAGATTAAGGTTAGTCGGACTCAATAATGAAGATGATGAACAAGAGGATCCGATGAACAAGTTTAAGAAGCGTGGTAAATCATGATTGATGAAACAACGCTTTATGCAAGGAAAGTTGTCGAAGGTGAAATAATTGCCTGTAGAAAAATAATCCTTGCTTGTCAAAGACATTTAGATGACATTGAGAAATCAAGAACAGATTCATTTAACTATTGCTTTGACGTTGAAGAAGCACAAGAAAGTATTAGTTTTATTGAGACTTTATCTAATCCTGAGACTGGTGAAGGCCTAGAATTGCTGATGTTTCAGAAGTGGATTATTGGATCTATATTTGGATGGATAAGAAAAGACAATGGTCACAGACGATTCAAACGTGCAATGATCTCAATGGCTAGACGCAATGGGAAAAGTTTAATTGTTGCTGCAATTGGTGGTAAAGAGTTTATTTTAGGTGACTCACCACAGATGAACAGAAAGATTGTGTTTGCATCTAACGCCATGAAACAGGCTAGACATGGTTTTGAGTATATGCAAGGACAATTTAGAATCCTATCAAGGCAGTCTAAATCGATTAAAAGAAGTGTGAAAGTATTAAAAGATTCAATTGAAGATAAACCCTCAAACAGCAAAGCCTATCCTGTAGCTTCAGATACCGGTAAACTGGATGGTTTCGCTTCCACTGTTGCTATTATAGACGAATTCCACGAAAGTCCAGACTTAAAAATGTACAACGTTTTGAAAACTGGACAAGTAGGTCTTAAAAGCTCCTTATTAGCTATTGTAAGCACTGCAGGACTTAACCCCAATGTTCCTATGTATAAGGAAATCCAAATGCTTGATCGTGTCTTAGAAGGCAATTTAACGATGGATGATTATTTCATAGCCATTTATGAACAAGATGACGTTGAAAAAGAAATTGACATGCCTGAGACATGGATCAAATCAAACCCTCGCTTAGAAGATGAAGAAGCTGCGTCCTTTATGGTTGATAATATTAAGACCGATGTTCAAGCAGCTAAAGTACAACGCAATCTAAACTCCCTTTATGTAAAAACATTCAATGTGTGGAGACAGGCAAGTGAACAAAGTTATATCCCTTTAGATGACTGGAACTCTTGTGCAGTTGAAGAAGCGCCGGATATTAGGGGGAAAGAAGTTTACATTGGTCTGGATATGGCAAAAGTTGAGGACTTAGCCGCAGTTTCATGGATTTACCCATTGGAAGATGAAAAGAAGCGTTTTTACATTGACAGTCATTCCTTTGTGGGAACTAAAGGTGGAATAGAAGCTAAATGTCAAAGGGATAAGATTGATTACAAGCAATTAGCTACAGAAGGATATTGCACAATTACAGACAAACAAACTGGCATCATAAATCAACAGCAAGTTATTGACTACATAAAGAATCATGTTGAGGAAAATAACTTGAGAGTGAGAGGGTTACTATTTGACCCTCATATAGTTGGCTTAGTTCTAAATGAGCTAGAAGATTATCCTCAAATTGAAGTGGGGCAGGTAGCTACAAAGCTAAATGCGCCTGTTAAGGATTTGAGGTTGTGTGTTTATGATCAGCGTTTGATTCACAGTAATAACCCATTGTTAACAGAGGCAGTGAATAACGCAATTGTAAAAGAGTTTAACGATTTAACAAGGTTAGTTAAAGAGAAAAACAGAAACAAAATTGATCCTATTATAGCTGGGATTATTGCTCATTATGAAGCAATGCACCATTACTCAGATGAATATGATCAAGATTACTATGCAAATTACAACTTTTCTTTATAAAGGAGGAAGACATGAAACTCGAAAAAATTACGAACACATTACGGAGTATGATCAAGTTTATTGTACTGCAATTGCACACTCTAATATTTTTGGCTGGATTAGTTTTCATAAATGTAACAGCCTATAAATTTTCAGAATTACTGGGTTTGGTTTCGACTGGAATCCTCTTAGTAGTGGTTGCAATGATCATTAATCCTAAAGAAGAAAGGAAGTGATTAATTGGCATTCTTTAGATCAATGAATACTGGAGGGGAATCAAATAATGTAAGCGCAAAGGAACAAGCTTTTATAGATATCATTATGGGTGCAGATGGTCAAACCTACACCACAATCAACGCAATCAAGAATAGCGATATTTTTACAGCAGTTCATACGCTTGCTTCAGATATAGCATCCTCTCCAATTATGGTTAAGAATAACGGCATTGCTGATGAAATGAACATACTCTATAAATTATTGAATGAAAGACCGAATGAGTTTTACTCAGGGTATTTTCTGAAGTTCATTCTTGTGGCTAATGCTTTGTTGAATGGTCAATCGTATGCAGAAATCATCAGAGATTCAGACGGTAGTCCTCTTGACCTGGTTCATTTGCGTAACAGTGAGATATCTTATGATCAACCAAACGGAACGGATGAAATCATTTACACATATACCCCTAGTAATGGGAAACAACGGATCATTAAGAGAGAGAACATGTTACACATTAAGTTCTTTTCGTTAAATGGGATTACAGGTATTTCACCGTTGAGTAGCCTTAAAAGGGAGATAGAAGGTCAAGAAGCTGGTAAGCGACTTTATGTTGATTTCTTTAAACGTGGAGCTAATCTGAGTGGGATTTTAAATATTAAAAAAGCTAATTTAGATGAAGATGCAAGGAAAAACATGAAGAAGAATTTTGAAAGCACGTATTCTGGTGATCAAAATCAACAAGGCATTTTAGTTCTTGATGACACGATGGATTTTAAGCAGCTAGAAGTTAATACAAAGGTGCTTGAAATTGTCAATAATTATAATCATGGAACCAAACAAATTGCTAAAGCGTTTGGATTACCCCCTCATAAGCTTGGAATCGAACAAACCAACACTTCAATTGAACAGGCCAACCTTGATTACCTAACAAACACCCTTTCAAATTACTTTACTGCAATCTCTGCTGAGTTGAACTATAAGCTTTTACTTTACCCTCTGTATAACCAATATACATTTGAATTTGATACAAGAAGATTTAGGGAAACAGATGCAAAAACAAAGCGAGAAAACACTATTGCCTTACTTCAGAACGGCATATTCTCCCTCAATGATGCTCTGGCTGCATATGGAATGGCGTCAATTCCAAATGGAGATAACCGTTACATGAGTTTGAACTATGTAAACATTGATTCGATGGATGAGATTCAGAAAGCAAAAGCAAAGAGTTTGCCTATACCTTCAGCATCAGAAGGAGGTGAGGGAAGTGAGTAAAACTGAAATCAGATTATTTAATGAAGACGGTCTGGAAACCCGTTCAGAAGGGGAGAAAGCCAAGGTTATTACCGGATACGCCTTGAAGTTTAACACGAAATCAAATGTGTTAGGTGATTTTGTTGAAACAATTGAGCCTGGGGCGTTAGATGGTACGGATATGAGCGACGTAAGAGCACTTGTTGACCATGTGCCTAGTCAGATCATTGGAAGAACAACATCCGGAACACTGAAATTAAACGTTGATGATGTTGGTTTGCGTTTTGAAGTTACATTACCAAGTACACAATACGCCAATGATCTTTATGAGAATATTCGTTTGGGTAATATTACGAATTGTTCTTTTGGATTTCATTTAGCTCCACAAGGTGCTGTGAGACAAAAGAATCCAACAACCGGTGTAGATTTTCAACGAATTAGAAAGATATCAAAGCTAACTGACATATCAGTGGTTACATATCCAGCCTACAATGATACAGATGTGTTTGCACGCAATCTGGATGAGGCTATTAAAGAATCAAATGTAAATGAAATTGAAAAACTGAAATTCCAACTTGAATTATTAAAACTAAGAACCCAAAGCCTTTAAAGGCTTATTTTATTTGGGAAAAAGGAGCTATTACATATGTTAAAAGAAAAATTAGAAGAAACAAGATCCATGGTTGCTGCAAAGCGTGATGAAGTAAATGCGAAGATTGATGAAGCAAAAGCCAAAGCTGATGAAGGTAATCTGGATGAAGCTAAAGACATCAAAGACCAGGTTCAAGCCCTACAAAAAGAGCTCGCTGATCTTACAGCAAAGCTTGCTGATTTAGAAGAAATCGCTGGGTTAGCAAAAGAAGAGCCTGTAACAGAAGAACAAAAATCTAATGGTGGAAATGAGGAAAAACGGTCAATGAAACAATATGAAATTATTGATAACCCGATTGAAGAAATGAAACGGAGCGTAAACGATTATATCCGTTCTTATGGACACACTCGTGATGGTTTGAAAACTGAAGGTGCTGAAGCTGTAATTCCAGTTGAAGTGTTAACAACACCACAACGTGAACCAGAAGATGTGGTAGATCTTGCAACAATGGTAAACAAGAAAACTGTGAAAACAGCTGCTGGTACATACCCAGTCATTTCAAACGCAAAAGTTGGTCTTGCTTCAACAGCTGAGCTTGAAAAGAACCCAGAACTAGGTAAACCTGAGTTCATCAAAGTTCGTTACGATGTTGAGACATATCGTGGCGAACTAGCAATTTCACAAGAGGCAATTGATGATGCTGGAGTAGATTTAACATCTCTTGTAGCAGAATTCTTACAGCAAACAAAACGGATCACTACAAATAGAGCAGTAGCTAATGTCCTAAAAACCTTCTCTAAGAAGACAGTCGCAGATACTGATGGGATTAAACAAATTCTTAATGTCGATTTAAAACAAGCCTATAAACGAAATATTGTTATGACATCTTCAGCTTTTCAATATTTAGATACATTGAAAGACAAAAACGGTCAATATATTCTGCAACCGAATATTACTTCTCCTTCTGGAAGTGTTCTATTCAGCAACTCATTTACTGTTGTGGATGATGATTTATTGGGCGCTAAGGCTGGTGACATGGTAATGTTTATCGGTGATTTGAAAGCTGCTGTATTCTTTGCGGATCGTGTAAATGTTACAGCTAAATGGGTTGAGAACTCAATTTATGGGCAAGTCCTGTCAGTAGCTACTCGTTTTGATGTACAACAGGCTGATGCTAAGGCTGGATACTATGTAACTATCAAACCAGCGCCACCAGCAACAGAAGGCACAACAGGTGCTTAATTGTAATTGATTAGAGAGTCGTTTATCGGCTCTCTTTTCTTATTTAAAAAGGAGTGATGCAATGACACTTGAAGACTTGAAGCTCTATCTTAGGGTTAACCACAATTTCCACGATAGTCAAATAATGCTCCTTCAAGCAGCTGCAGAAAGTTATGTAAAAGACGCTGTAACCCTTTCTAAAAATCGTGAATCCTACTTTATTGATAATCCTAAATTTGATTTAGCAACTTACATGTTAATTGGTCATTGGTATGAAAATGGTAGTGCAACAGCAGAGAAGCAACTAAATGAAGTTCCATTTGGTGTTATTAATCTCATTCAACAAATGAGAGGAGCTTATGTTGATGGACTTCAGTAGGCTTGATACACCCATTTCATTTATCAAAATCAAGAATGGTAAAGACAAGAACGGTGAGAACGCAGAAGTGAAAGAAACTCTTTTCTGGTGTTTTGCTGAAATTAAGGATCAGAAGCTGCGGGATAAGGTTGCCACTCTTGGAACAGTCCTTGAGGACACCATTACTTTTATTGTGCGCTATGATCAGCCAATGAAAATAACAAATGACATGAAGGTTCTATATGATGAAGAACTCTATGAAATCAAAGACGTGTTACCAAACTCACGGAAAAAAGACATGAGAGACATAGTTGTTAAGAAGGTGAGTTAATGGCAGAAGACTTACAAGGATATGAAGATACACAAAAGGCTTTAGATAAGATGGCTAGGAAATCCACTAAGGCGGGGAAAATTGCTCTTGCTGAAGGGGGAAAGATTTTTGCCAAGGGGTTAGAAAAAAACACACCAAAGGCTAGAGATAGTAAACATAAAACCCATATGAAAGACAATGTTGTTTACTCAAAGCCAAAGGAAGACGGAGAGCTATTTGTAAGTGTGGGCTATGGGAAAGAAACTGCCTCACGTATACACTTTTCAAACTTCGGAACAATTAAACAACCTCCACAGCATTTCATGGAACGTACTGAAAACGAATATGCACAAGAAGTGTTAAATGTAATTGCTCAAATTTATTCAAGGGAGATGGGACTATGAAGCTTCCAATTCAAGAAGTTGAACAATCATTGAGTAATAATACTGAGCTTACCTCCCTTGTACCTGATGAGCGTATCTACATGGTCTATGTACCGGAAGATAATCAAGTTGTTGAGAATGCACCTATGATACGAATAAATGAATTAGAAAGCTATCGTAAGGACTATGCAGATGATGAAGTACAAACGATTAGTGTAGATATCCAAGTTGATTTATGGACTAAGAAAATTGAGGAAGCAAGAGTTATTCAATCAATTATTGATGACATAATGGCGGACAACGATTATCAGCAATATGCATCAGCGTTTGATCGTGATCCTGATATTGAACTATATCGCTATGCAAGACGTTATAGAGCAACGAAATACATAAATCTCTAACTATAAAATTATAAGAATGGAATGATAAACATATGGCTAAAATCGGTTTAACAGATCTTCGGTATGCTGTTGTAGACAGCGAAACGGAGCAAGTAACAACAGTAACAAGAATTAGAGGGGCTCAGAGTGCAAAGCTTGATGTCTCAAACGAAAACGAAAAAATTTACGCCGATGATGGTGTATATGCCGTAATTGGCTCAGGTATTAGTGATGCAAAACTAGAGCTAGGTTTGGCAGATTTGAAACAAGAAGACAGAACGAAAATTCTAGGAATTAAAGTTGTAGATGGAATTGAAGAGTATCACAAAGACACTGATCCTCCATACGTTTGTGTTACATGGAAAGAGAAGCATCATAACAAAGGGTATATTTACTATGCTCTTTTGAAAGGGAAATTCGCAATCCCATCATCTGAAGGTAAAACAAAAGAAGACAAGGTTAGTGCACAAACAGATTCCATTGAGGGTCAATTCATGCCACGTCAAAAAGATGAGTTGGTATTCCTGATTGGTGATGATCAACACGCTGATTTTACAGTAGAGAAATTTTATAAAAAGGCTTATGGAATCACAGTTACAGATCCAACACAAGATACTACAGTCGCACTGGACAAGTAAATTAATGACCGTTAGACAGCCTAATAAGCTGTCTATTTTTTATTCGAATAAAAAACAAAACTAGTAGATAAAGGTGGAACTTATAATATGGCACGTATTACATTGAAAGATTACTCACAAGCGAAAGTAAATGAAGAAGGAAAAATTATTGAAGTACCTGAGAAAACATATGTCGTTGGAGTTGTTACAACACGTAAATTGCGTAAAGCGTTTGAAATTATGTCTACAATTCAAGAAATGTCTGATTTAGAAGCTAATGACGAAATGATTGAGTATATCGTTGACGTTTTCAATAACCAATTTACAGCAGATGATATTTTAGATGGAATCCTTTCTGAAGACTTTGATGAAGTCATTAGAGATGTATTAGATCAAGTAACTGGTGCTGAGAAAAAAAAGAAACAACTGAAGGAGAAGGCGCTGAAAGCTCAGGAATAGAAGGCGAAGAAATGACATATGCGGACTATCTGGATAAAATTAACCAGCTGTACAAAGACCTGATGAAAGAGGGCTATAAACATCATGAGATAGATCAAATGGATATCAATGGATTCTTCTCTCTCATGGAGTACGATCATAAGGAAGAAAACAAGATAGTTCCGGCATATCAAATTTTCGGTGTAAACGTGAGGCGATAACAGAGAGTCCGATTTTGGACTCTCTTTTTTGATTTCAATTCTTGAGGAAAGGAGGTAAACCAATGGCTACTGAAGGAAAACCCATAGGCAGTTTAGTTATTAATGCCACAATGAATGATGCCGGGGTAAACCGAGGTATAACGGGGCTAAAGAATAACCTTAAAACAGCTAAAACAGCAACAAACGCTATGGTTCAGGAACTTAAGTCGGTTGGTGATGAGCTTGGCGCAAACAAGAAGCAGCTTGAAGGCTATTCAAATCAATTAAAGATCCAAGAGAGTATTGTTGAAGAATACAACAAGTCATATCAAGAGCAAGTTAAGCTTTATGGAAAAGGCTCCGAACAAGCGCAGAAATATGCACAACGTTTAAACACTCAAATTCAGACCTATCAATCCTTACAGGGTTCGATTATGCGTACTGAAACAACAATTAAGCGACTTGAACAAGCCGAAGAAAAGGCAAGCAATAGCACAGAAAAACTTTCGGTTGATCTGAAAAAGACCGGCGACTCTTCAAAAGAGGCACATGGAGATATATCCAAGTTTTCTTCATTTGTTAAAAGTGGGCTTGTAGGAGCACTTGCTAAAGGTACGTTAGCTGTAGGTGCTTTGACAGCAGCAGTAGGTGGAATGGGCGCTAAAATGGTGCTTGATACACAGAAAACCCAAGGAGAATTTAGAGCGCAACTAGGGTTGACAGAGGTTGAAGCTAAGAAATTAACCACTACAGCAACAGCAGTATGGAGAGACGGCTTCGGAGAAAACATGGAATCTGTTAAAAATTCTATTGGACAAGTTAGGCAGAACATAAAGGGTCTCAGTGAAAATGAATTGAAACAGGTCACAAAGGATTCTATTGTATTAGCTGACACCTTTGATGCTGATGTAAACGAAGTTACACGAGCTGGTAATAACATTATGAAGGGCTTCGGAGAATCGAGCAAAAAAGCGTTTGATTTAATGACCTATGGAGCACAAAATGGCCTGAACTTCTCAAATGAAATGTTTGACAACCTTTCTGAGTATGCACCGTTATTTTCGAAAATGGGTTTCTCAGCGCAAGAATACTTCCAATTGTTAAAGAAAGGAACAGACTCTGGCGTTTATAACCTTGATTACATAAACGATGTAATGAAAGAATTCCAGATCAGGGTAAAAGATGGTTCTGATTCAACATCAGGAGCTATGGGACAACTGTCAGGAAGCACTCAGAAGGTATGGAAAAGCTTTTTAAAAGGGAAGAGTACGGTTAAAGATGTTTCAAATAAAGTCCTAGCTGAATTGAAAGGCATGAAAAACCAGGTCAATGCCAATAACATTGGTGTCGCTTTGTATGGTACTAAGTGGGAAGACTTAGAATCAAAAGCGATGTATTCATTGGGTGGCATCGACGGGAAAATTGGTCAGATTGATGGCAAAACAAAAGCAGCAGGACAGGCTTTACAAGATAATTTTGGTGCTCGTTTAAAGAAGATTGGTCGAACAGGTTTGACAGCACTAATGCCTTTAGGAAATGGTCTACTGAACGTATTAGAACCTGCTATGAATGGCTTAGAATCAGGAATGAAAGCTCTCGATCCTGTGTTCAAAAGTATTTCAAGTGCAGGGAACAACATTAAAAAGGTGTTCTCTGGTATCTTTGATATTTTCAATGGTGATTCTACCAAAGGATCAGATAAGCTTATGGATTTCTTTCCTGTGTTAACGGTACAGTCCATAATTGATGGCATTAATAGCATAAAGAACTCGTTTAATGGGTTGAAAACACAGGCTCAACCGATCATAGACAGTATGAAAAGTGGCTTTGCTGCAATGCAACCTGTCTTTTCAACAATAGGCACCATTGCATCCACTGTATTTGCCACACTTGGGCCATTAATCAAACAAGCATTAGGCGGTATCATGTCGTTTATAGGACAGCTATCAGCACAATGGGGGACATTCTGGAAAGAGAACGGAACGGTTATCTCTCAAGCACTTCAAAATGTTTGGAAAGTCGTTCAATTCGTAATGCCTGTTATTCTTGCAATCATACAGTCAGTTTGGGGGAATATTAAAGGCGTTATAACTGGGGCTATCTCAGTTATTCAGGGTGTTATCAAAGTGTTCTCAGGGTTATTAACGGGCGACTTCGGTAAGATGTGGGAAGGTATTAAACAAATCTTCTCAGGCGCAATTAAAATGATTTGGAATGGTATCCAATTAACATTCTTCGGTAAGATACTTGGCGGTGCTAAAGCATTAGGCGCTGGACTTAAAGGTATTTTCCCTAAAATGTGGGGTTGGATTAAAGGCGTGTTCAAGGATGGCGCTTCAAGCGTCGGGAAGTTCTTCTCATCTATGAAAGACAAGGCATTTAAGATTGTCAGTGATATGAAATCAGGTATCACTAAAAAGTTTTGGGATATTGTTGATGCTGCTAAAGCATTGCCTAAGAAAATGGGTGATGGAATCAAGACTATGGGCGGTAAAGCCTGGGACGGTATCAAGGCGTTTGGAAATAGAACACTCCGTGGCTTTGGAAAAATCATCAATGGTTTTACTCAAGGCGGTATTAACTGGATCCTTGGAAAGATCGGTGTCTCAGAAGACAAGCGAATACCAAAATGGGATGTTCCTCAATATGCAAATGGTACTGGAGCTCATCCAGGTGGGCTTGCAATCCTTGGTGATGGTAAAGGGTCAAATTCGGGCTCAGAAGCCTTCATAACGCCTTCAGGACACATGGGTTTAAGCCCTGCTAAAGACACGCTCATGAACCTTCCGAGAGGAACAGAAGTCCTGTCAGCTAGAGAAACTAAAGCCTTCTTATCTGGTATCCCGGCATATTCAAACGGAACTAAGAAGAAAGAAGGAATCATTTCGAGAGTATGGAATGGAGCGAAAGCCGCAGCTGGCAAGGTTAAAGACATCGCTTTAGATGTATTCAGTTACATCAGTAATCCATCAAAGCTCATTAAAAAGGTTATTGAAAAGATTGGTTTGAAGATGCCTAATTTTGCAGGCTTTGCCGGAGATTTTGTTAAAGGTTCATTTAACTTTGTTAAAGACAAATCTGTTGGGTTCATTAAGAAGATGTTTGGTGAAGCTAGTAACTTTGGTGAAGGTGGTACAGCTGCAGTTAAGAAATGGGTAGCTGAAGCATTAAAAATCAAAGGGTTGGGTTCACAGTTTTCAAGTGCATTGGAAACCATTGCAATGCGAGAATCCGGTGGTAATCCTAATGTCGTTAACAATTGGGACTCCAACGCAAAAGCCGGCCATCCGTCACAGGGTTTAATGCAGTTCATCCCAAGTACCTTTAATGCTCATAAAGAGCCTGGATATGGAAACATTAAGAATCCTGTTCACCAAGTGCTTGCTTCCATTAATTATCTGAATAGCAGGTATGGAGGCATTCTTAATCATCCTGGCTTAAAGTCGATGGCCAAAGGTGGTAGGTACATTGGTTACGATAAAGGCGGTCTAATTACTCGTGACCATACGGCTGAAGTTCACAGAGGTGAGTTAATTCTTCCTTTGCGTAAGTTTAGAAGGAAACAAGCTCACAAGGTGCTTAGTCAGGCTGGGAATATGGTTGGTTATAAACCAGAAACCCAACAAGCTACAGATAATAACGCTCTCTTACAAATGGTTGCAAAACAGCAGGAGCAAATTGACATTCTTCAAACTCAGTCAAATCAGAACAACCAAATGATCGCATTGTTGACGCAATTAGTAGCCAAAGACCCTCAAGTTTCTCTCAACATCCATGATCTAAACAGAGCCCAAGATAAAGCTTATCAAAGAGAGCGAGGACAAAAGTACATGATTAATAATTTATCATTAACATAGGGAGTGATTAATTGAAAAAGAGTGATTTGATTATTGATGGAATGTTTTTAAGCGAGCATCTTAAAGGTGTCTCGCTTTCTTCATTTCGTCCTGAGTCACCATCATATGAAAGGCAAACAACATTTACTCACTCGTTAGTGGATGGAACAATGACCTATCGAAAAGGAAACAAGGGGAGACTCAACGACAAAAAGATTACGGCAACCTTTACTATTATAGCCAGTAATTCACAGCAATTTGATATGAAAAGAGATGAGATATACGATTATCTATCTCGTCCGGATCCTTATTACGTCATCTATTCACCACAACCTTTAAAAAGATGGCTTGTTACCTGTGATGACAGCTATTCAGTATTTCGAGAGAACGGTAAGAAGTGGAAAGAGTTTGATGTCACTTTCACAGCCATTCAAGGCGCTGCAGAAAGTGTATATGATAGTACAGCTTCAATGAACCTTGCAGACAATATGTTTCACTTGGGGATGAACATTGGAAGAGACTCTAATCCTGTGTACCATTTCAAGAACCGATCCACGTTCACAGTTGAGAATATAGGTAACGTGACAATAGATCCTTACAGACACAATTACAATGTTGAAATGTACCTTGAAGGAAAAGACATTACAATTACAAACCTAACTAACAATGACACTGTAACATTAGTGGGTACTCAATCTAAGTCAAACAAATTAAGCTTGTTTTCCCATCACATTGTTAATGGAACGAAAGTAATTGAAACAAGAAATGGACGCTTTCCAACATTAGAAAAAGGTCAAAATAAGTTTAAAATCACAGGTGCTACTTATAGTGATATCAAGTTTATAACTCATTTTTATTATAAGTAAGGTGGTGAATTCAGTTGAATCAGATGTACGTGTTGGATAGGAATACAAAAACAAAATATGGGTTGCCATTTGTTGAGCCAAAAGTAAATGACAATGTAAATGGTAAGAAAGACTTGTCGTTTTCAATTATTTTAAACGAAGCCAATCAACTTGAATTTAATACCTTGGTAGGTAGGAACTTTATTTTAATAGATGAAGTGAGATTTAAGGAACAGCAATACTTTATTAATACCCCGACAATAAAACAAGAGGGTGACGTACTCTCAAAAGACATTACAGCCACTCACATTTACGCTTTCAGAGCTTCAAAACACCTAGTTCACGATACTATTGAAGGCTACAAAACGTTAGATGAAGCCCTATCACATGCTTTAAAAGACAGTGAATTTAAATATGTAATCATGAACGATGCAAAGAACATAAAGTCAGTTAAATTAGAGAACTTTGGAGCGAAGAAATCCCTAGAGCTCATGGATGAGATAATAACGAACTATGGTGTTGAGTTCATTGTTGATAATACGACGATTTATGTTTATAAAAAGGCCGGTAAAGAGATTGTTAAGACCCTGGATAGCACTGTTAATTTAAAGTCGCTGACAATTACGATTACGGAAGACAACACAACGACTCGTGTTAAAGGGTATGGGAAGGCAAAGGAAGAGAAAGATACATTAGGAGACGAATCATTATCCTATAAATCAAAATCCGGCTCATGGTCTTACGATGACTCATTGAAAGCAGATTTCACAAAGAAAATCGGCTCATCATTTACATTTTCGTTTACGGGTACAGGCTTTAAGTTTAAGACGTTAGTTTCAAAGCTTGGTGGCAAATGGGAGTTCAAAATTGGTGATAAGAAGAAGACTATATCAGTCTATGAAAAGGATGCCAATCCAACTGAAAAGGAATTTGAAATCATTCGTGGGCTTGAAAGCAAGGAATACACTGTAACAGCCACATTTAAAAACAGGGATTCTAATAACCCTAATACAAAGACAGCGAAGAAGACAGACCCAGTAATGTATCTATTGAGGGGAAACATCATCACTGTTTACAGAACATACAAGAATGAAGATGAAAAGTATGTTTTCCCTCCAGTTGTTTACAAGCATCCTGATGAAAAAATGTTTCTGATTAATGGTCAGCCTTCATGGGCTGAGACTGTAACAGATGATTCAATTAAAACGAAAGAGGACATGGAGAAGCTCTTGAAAACCAAGGTGAATCCGTATCCAGAAGTAACGTTTGACGTGGATTACAATGAATTATTGGATACTGTAATGGCAGGTGTAGAGGGTGTTATCCAAGCAGGAGATACAATAAAGGTCAGAGCGAAAACTAAATTAAATGGGATTACATATGAAGACAAAATCCGGATAACAGGCAATGCCTACAACCCATTAGACTTAAGCCAGCCGCAAAACTTAACCGTAAATGGTGGATATATTAAGAGTCGAATTGATTTAGAGGTTGAGGAAAAGAAACGTGCCAAGAATCAAGAGCAAGCAATAAAGAACTATGAAGCACAGTTGAAAGCAGGATTGACCGAGATAAACATTATAAAGCAACAAAACAGCACAGAGACATATCAAACAACAAATACATACACATATTCCATTGAATACACTGGTGGACAGTGGAATGTAGTAAGTGGTGATGGGTTTACAACTATAAACAACACTACATTGGTGTTGAATACTGATGATGACTTTGATTTTTCTTATGTGACATGTGAATCATCGGCAATTCTCAGAGATAAAGGGATTAGCTTATTTTCAGATTATCAAGACACAGATAAAGTTTTGATTTCATTTACCCAGGATGGAAAAACAATTGTCCCAACAGCCGTTCCATATGGAGCGAGAGTGAAAATCCTAATTATAGGAACAAAATAGAGGTGAAGTAGTTATTGGTTTACTTAAATAAAAAACACGAAGTAACCCCGAATGGGAATTTGTTTAGTATCTTAGATAGCAACGCAAGATTGACCGAAATAGGAATTAATCAAAGCTTGGACGCTTTAAAAGTCCACAAAAACGCGAAAACCGCCCACACGTCGGATCAAATCGACCACGGCGGTTTTTCTGTTTCTAATCGTCTCGATAATTTATGGGCGCGTTTTACAAACCTGATTGTTAATCATGATGGAACAGATGTAAAAGAAGTCGTTGATTCGCGTGTCGGTACGGGGGCGAAAGTCTATGATACGTTGAAAGACCGATTAGACGCTGAACATTCTGCGATTATAAAGGATTTAAACAGTCGGTATCTTAATGTTTTAAACTATATGATCGCAGGAGAAACAGATGCAAGCCTCTTTGTTCAAAGGGCACTTGACGACGCGTATCGTATGGGCGGAGCTCAGGTCTACATTCCGGCCAGTTCAATCCCTTATACACTTAAACAAACGTTAGTCATCAAGTCGAATACAACGCTTTCTGTAAATGAGAATGCCGTCTTAGATCGGCAGCATGACGGTGATTTTATTATCAATTTCGAAAAAGTAAAGGGGAACACGCGGCTGACTGGTTACAATGGATATTCGAATATTGTGATTGAAGGCGGAACATGGAAAGCGAACGGCGATATTTATAAGTCCGGGCAAGCCATCATCTTTGCTCATGCTCAGAACGTCATCGCCCGAGATCTGACAATATACGATGTGTGCGGAGGCCATGCGGTTGAAGTTAACGGTATTGATGGCGGGCTAATTGAAAAGGTAAATGCGTTTGGTTTTGAGGGACAGTATTACCGCGGAGCATTTCAGATTGATCTTGACAAGGACGGCAGCCCACCGACGCTTGGCTGGTACGGCAGCTTTGACGGCACTCCCTGCAAAAATATCACGGTTAAAAACTGTAAAGTAGGCAAGTCCGATAAGATGGGAGCTTGGGGGCGTGCGGTTGAATCTCATAGTTCTTTTATTGGTGTTTCCCATCAAAATATCAACGTGATCGATAACATTGTTCACGGTACGTTGGACGTGGCTATTCGAGCTTATGCATGGGATGACGTCTACATCGCCCGCAATAAGATTACGGAATGTGGTGCCGGCATTGTTGTAAATGCTATCCTTACAGGAAAGTCCGAGGATACAGTAGACATTAACGGAAAACAAACTAACGGGTCCCAGAAACAGTCAAATGTGATCATTGAAAACAATACCATTGACGCAACGACGATGAAAGACGGTCTTCTCGGAGGTATTGCAATATGGGGTCAAGGAAAGGGCGGAACTTTGCTGAATGTGACGCTCACTGACAACACAGTGAAGAATACCCCGGCCAATGCAAATGCGATATATGTGAAGCAGGCTGAGATATTGAAAATTGACAAAAATACAATAGAAAAGTCAGGACAGAACGGGATCTCGGTATCGTGTGCAAAACGCGGAAGCATCACCAAAAATATTATCACTAATACAGCAATTACCGGAATTTATGTTGCTTCATCTGAGTCAAACAGTGATGCGCTCTGCATAAATGACAATACGATTGATACGGCCGGCGGTCACGGAATACACTTGGACAAAGGGACAACGAGATCTCAGGTTCATAATAATAACATTTACAAAGTCGGACAACAAGAAGTGAATCGCTATAACGGTATCTACGTGACAAATGCAAGTAACAATAATACGGTCCGTAATAACAATATCTATTCCGATGAAAAGCGCCTGATCGCAGGGGTATTTATTACGGGATCGAACAGCGGGGTCGCTGAGTCAGGCAACTTCGTTCCGAATGCAGGATATTATTATCAAGACCAAGTTGTAAATCAATCAAAGTAAGGAGGGAAATTGTGGTTTATAAAGAGGCTATACAAAGTTTCAACATCGACGCCAAAACAAAATCGCCCATTAGAACTGCTATTCAATTCAGTACGCAAGATGTCGGCACCGCCCGGCTGCTTTTCAGATTGACAAAAGACGGAGTCCCGTTGCCGTTGTCTGCTGTTACCGGAAAACTTGTCATGGTTATGGCGGACGGTAGCCGGTTTATCAAAAACGTTGAAATCACCGATCCGATAGGCGGTGTTGCACAATACGTTTTAACTGCGGATGAGATTAAGCATGACGGAACAGTCAACGCGGAGCTCAATCTGTATTACGTGAATAATCAGTCGCTCTCCGTTCATGAATTTTCGTTTACTATCGATAAAGCGCTGATTGATACGGATATCGTACCGTTGGCGGAGTATTACGTTGATGACTTTGAAGCATTGCGTCAGAAAATCAACGACTTATACGACGAAGTGGTCGAAACAGTCGAAGAGCTGCGCAAGAAATTCGAAGATCTCGAAAATATTGAAACGAAAGAAGGATCGCAAGCAAAAGCCGACACTGCGGAAAAGAACGCGAAGTCCTATACGGACACTCATACAAAAAGGACGGACAATCCACACAGCGTAACGAAATCGCAAATCGGTCTAGGAAACGTTGAGAATGTGAAGCAGGAGACGCCGGATGGTGCGCAGGAAAAAGCCGACAAGGCCTTAGCGGACAGCAAAGCGTACATCGACGACCATACTGCCCGGACTGACAACCCGCACAAAACGACAAAGGCGCAAATCGGCCTCGGAAACGTGGACAACGTCCAGCAGGCAGCAAAAAAAGATTTCGACCAGCATAATCAAGATCAGAACCGGCATGTGACAAAAGCTGATAAGGATAAATGGAATGCAGGACAGATTGCAAAGTTGACGAAGGATGACGGAAAACGGACTCTATTAGCCAACGGAACAGACATTCTCTCATTAAGCTCGGGTTTTTATTATGCGAGTGGCACATCAGTGAAAAACAACCCTATTGCAAATGATAGTTCTTGGTTCAACTATGATGTTATCGAAGGCGATTCCGGGAGAAAGTCCATCCTAGCTTGGCGTAGCCATGATAACATTTTGTGGCATGCCACGGTTCATACTGACGGCGTTTTTAAAGGGTGGAAACGGATTATTACATCTACGGACTTTGAAAGTAACGAGTGGCGAGAACCGACGCTTAAAAACAGCTGGACAAATTATACGGATTCCTCTGATGGTGATCAAACTCAATATAAAGTTCGTTATTCCAAAGATGCAGCAGGAACGGTGTCCGTAGAAGGCGCGATGGCAAAAGGGATAGTTGGTTCCGGAGTTGTAGCATTCGTTCTGCCTGAAGGGTATAGACCGGGAAGGGCTTTTCAGTGGATGGGAGTCTCTTCGCAGCTTGGAATGAACGGTATTCCTCAATATCATAGGTTGTTGGTCGACATAAACGGTCAAGTTATTATTGAAAGCTGCTCAAACACTCAAAAGCCGAATGAGTACATCAGTCTAGGCTTCCAATTTAAAGCAGAATGAAGGAGGCGATTAAATGAAGTGGCTTTATCAGTATGATGAAAATTTCATCTATGTAGATGCGGGGGAAATTGAATGGGAAGAGGGCATGGACATTCCGGAAGGATACACAGACGTGAGGCCCCCTGATGGACTATTCAAAGCAAAATTCGATCCGGAAAATCAGGTGTGGAAAGAATCCGCGTCAGAAGAGTACATCGAAAGCTTACAGCCCCCACCGCCTGAACCAAGCGAAACAGAAATATTAGCTGAGAAGGTTGCGAATCTATATTATTTAGTAGCTATGGGAGGTTAAACATGATCGACTGGTTCTCAGATATCAAGTATTTCTATGAGAAGAAGTTATGGACTAAGAAACAAGTGTTTGATGTTGTAGGAAAACGGATTACACCTGAACAGTACAAGGAAATAACGGGGGATGAATATATTGAAGGTTCACCCCCAACAGAAACTGCACCTGTAAGTGAATAGGTGTTTTTATTTTGCCCTAAAAGGGGGTGATAACTAAATGAAAGGAATTGAATTGGTGTTGAATATTGAGACTTTGGAAATTGCAAAAGCTTATTTGTTTGGGGGTGTAAAATATCTTGATTTACTGCTACTTCTAAGCTTTATTGATGTGTTTACGGGAGTAGTTAAGGCTGTTAAAGACAAGACATTAAGATCAAGAAACGCTTGGTTTGGATACGTGCGGAAGTTCATGAGCTTTGTTGTTGTCATCTTGGCCAATATTATAGATCAAATTTGCAATTTAAATGGCGTTTTGGTGTTTGGAACTGTTTTATTTTACATAGCTAATGAGGGTCTATCTATTATAGAGAACCTTGCACAAATGGGAGTTAAAGTCCCTGGATTCATTAAAGACAAGTTACAAGTAATTGAAGAAGACAGTCAAAAAGAAAAGTCTGCTGAGTAATCGGCGGGCTTTTAAATTTAATTAAAACGGAGGGATACAATATGACAAAAATTATTCAAGACTTCATTCCATCAGGAAGTAGCAATAGACCGGGATATTCCATGAACCCGTTGTATATTACGGTTCATAATACTTCTAATACAGCTAAAGGGGCAAATGCTGCTAGTCATGCACGTTTTGTAAAGAACAACCCATCAACAGGTGTTAGCTGGCATTTCACAGTCGATGATACGGAAATTTATCAGCATCTTCCGCTGAACGAAAACGGATGGCATGCCGGAGATGGGAACAGTGGCACTGGTAATCGGAAATCAATCGGTATTGAAATTTGTGAGAATAGCGATGGGGATTTTGAAAAAGCCGTGGCAAATGCTCAAGGGCTGATCAAAAAGCTCATGAAAGAGCAAGGTATTTCTCTTGCGAATGTAGTTCCTCACCAACGGTGGTCAGGTAAGTATTGTCCGCATAAATTGCTAGATCGTTGGGATTCTTTTAAAGCAGGTATCAGTGGCGCTCCGTCTAAAACGGTAACTTCTCCTGATGTTAAAACAAATGGTTCTTATGTTAAAAACACAGTTATCGCTGACAGTCTTAATTTGAGAACTCAACGCAATGCAAACTCTTCTATTGTACTTACTCTTCCTAAAGGCTCTACTGTCCAATACCAAAAAGGATCAACTCAAAATGGTTGGGGTTATATCAAATATACAAACTCCAAAGGTGCTACATACAGCGGATATGTAAATGTGAAATACATTAAAAGTGATGCTGAGCTAGGGAAAGCACCTTCAAAACCTGCACCTGCTAAGACAAACGGGGGTATTAAGTCAGTAGGCAAAATTAAAATTGTCGGTGTAAAAAGCGCTGCAATTATTATGGACAAACCAGACCGAAAAAATGCCAAGAATGTTGATACAATTGGTCTCGGTAAGACAATTAATATTTCAGGTTCTGTAAAAGGGTCAAACAATGCTAAGGGTTACTGGGAAGTCATTTATGATGGAAAACGGAGATACATTTCTGGTCAATTCGGTAAACAAGTTTAAGTAAATAAATCGTTCCCTTGAAGTTTTCGAGGGAATTCTTTTATTTATTTTGTTACAGATAGTTCAATATTATTCTAATTTTTGAGTAAAAAGCATTATTTTTCTAGTCGAAATATAATGCTATCATTTACATGTAAATAATTTAAAAGAAAGGGATTGATTTCATGTTTAAGAAAATACTTTTAGCAACATCCGCATTAACTTTCTCTTTATCATTAGTTCTTCCGTTGGATGGACATGCAAAAGCTCAAGAGGTAACATTACAGGCACAGCAAGAAGTCACTTATCAAACTCCTGCTAAACTATCCGAATTACCAACGAATTCAACTGAACAATCTGGTGAATTTCACACAAATGGTTTTAAAAAATGGATTGCTAAAAAAGCAATGCAAACAACAGCCGCAGCACTTCGTAGTGGAGGGAGAATTGTTGGTGAGGTAGTCGATGAGTTAGGTGGAACAGCAGGAAAAACATTCGCAAAACATACTGATGATGTAGCAGATGCTTTGGACGAGTTGGTTAAACGAGGCGATGTTGTGGAAGATGCAATTATTGACACTGTGTCATCGTATCTAATGGATGCAGGAGTAAAATCTTCTACAGCAAGAACTATTGCAAATGTATTTACTTTCTTAGCTTTTTAATTGAGGTGATTTGAATTGGTAACAGTAGAAGAAAGGCTTGACAACTTAGAGAAAAAAGTCGAGAAGCAGGCTTTTCAACTAAGGTTAGTTCAACAATTAGCAGCAGATTATGACAGATTCGGACTATTTGATCAGGTTATTGCTTACGATTTGAATGAAGATCAGTATCAGGGACTTCGCAAATTAACGAGTGAACAAGCTGAAAAGCTGGAAAATGGTGAACAGGTTTCACTAGAGGAATTTTCCAAAGAATTTAAAAACATACTTAAAGATACAGAAAAAGAAGTGGATTTTGATAAGTTTATTTCCATCTGGCTTAAAGGCCCAGCTGATGGATTTGGGTTTTCCAAAGCACTGCATAATCATTTCTTTAAGTAAAAGAAGAACCAGCCTATCTAATGGCTGGTTCTTTATTTGAATATACTTCTCATTATTTTACCCGTTGCTTTACCTGCTGCACGTCTTGCTACACGTTTACCTATAGTACCATTCTTAACGGCTTGTACGTCCCCTAAAACACGAGCTGACTTATAAAAAAGGCTTCTAATCTTACTGATACTCATGTTATCCCATCCTCTTATAGTTGTCGTAAATCGGACGACGTCGTCCGTTTTGAATTCCTCAGTTATTCAATCTCTCTTCAAGATCATGGATACGTCTTTCAATTTCAGAAAACTTTTTATCAGTGTATCGGTGGTCACGCTCAATGTTCTTATTGATTAATTTGAGCATCGACATGATTTCCTCAGGTTCATTTTCCTCCATTCGATCTAACTTCTGATTGATTTGCTCAAACTCCTTCTTTGTATCTTCTTTAAAGGAATTCAACTCAGAAGCTATACCATCAACCTTGTTATCAATTTTCTTAATCTCATCTAATATCGCTTGAAGCATGTTGTTTTCCATCCCGTTCACCTCTCCGTACAGTATAACAGCAATTGCAATACTTTTGATTGTCCACATTATGGACAATTGAATATTTCAATGGTTTTGTTTAACGAATTTAAAAAAATAAAAGCAATACTTTTGCTTAAGACTCTTCGGAATCATCATCTGTAATGTATAGTAAGTCCTCAATTTTTATATCCAAGGCGTCGCAAATCTTGCCCAATGTCTCACGTTGGTATTGTTTAGCAGTGTTATTGTAAAACCTTCTAACGGTTTCAAATCTAAGGTCATTTCCAAAGGCGAAACCTCTGATAGATAAGCCGCGTTCATCTAATATTTCTTTCAGTCTTGTTTTAACAATCTTAGTCAACAGTTTCACCTCCTTTTTGATTATAACAAAAAATACAATTCAAAAGTGGATTTTCTTTAAAAATAACCACAAAAAGGTGTTGACTCTTTTATGTTGTTGTTTTATGATTAATTCAACAACAAAAAGGTGTCAAGAAGGAGGTCTTGAATTGAAGCGAATAACCATTCGTAGAAGTGATTTGGGCGACTTACCAGCAATGTTGTTTTACAAGCAATTCGCCATTTCTGGCGAAGATGGTCAAGTACATCTGTACCAAGTCCTTAAAAGGAAGGATGGGAAATACGACAGAATCCATTCAGTATTCTTGGCTGAAGATATCAAATACAAAAACCTCAGAAGCTTAACCAATGCAGTAATTGATAAGTTGCTCAGTACACGATTATGGGATGCTCTCATTGACAATAGGGAGCTTGTTACACTGGAAGGCTATCAGATTCTTGATAAAAACAAAACTTACTAAAGGGGATAACGACAATGCAAATTAACCGTCACACTGTAGGAACTAACGTAGCAAGCTTAGGGGCAATTACAAACGAGGAACGTTTTCAGGAAATGACGGATCATTTCAATTACTTCAGAGGGAAAATGTTCGAAGAGGAAAACAACTTCATTGAAACATACGACGACGGAAAGCCTAAAAAGCGTTTCAAAATCTTCACAGCTATGACAATACCAGTTTGTGTTGAACTTGATGCGAATGATCGGAAAGACGGAATAGCAGCGTTAGTAGAAGCAGGAGAAATGGGCGTTGATTTCCCTCATATCATGTTGGATATGGGGGGAGGTAAAACAGTTATCCCAACTATAACAGACAATGTGTTTTACATAGATGAAAAAGCAACTGTGGTAGAAGTAGATGAAGATGAGTAA